GCTTCTGTGCCCAGATACGACTCCACTCATCAGGGTAACCCCTATAGCGTGTAGCGTATGCTGTATTTGTCATTTCAGCCGCTGTTTTAAAGATCTGAGTGTAGCCAAAACCATCTTCTAATTCACTTGACCAAACGTCTGGAGAACCAGAACCCTCTTCAAATGAAGTACCAATGATTTGTGCTACGTCATCATCTGCAATGCTATTACTTCCTGTAACCGCTGAAACATCAATTACTTTTCCTGAAAAAGATGAATCACTTGCGTTGTGCGTAATTGCACCATCTACTCTTACTAATGCTTGACCATATCCGTCTGTGTCGTCTTTTGTTGCGACAGCAAAAACCATTCCTTTAACCAAATATTCAACAGCCGCACCGCCAGCAGTATCTACAGTAAATGAATACGAAGAACCTGCGGCAACAGTGCCAACTGCACCTTTAATTAGAAAAGAACGATCTGAAAAACTAATTTTATTTCTGTTTTCCAAGTAACGGAACACTGGGTCATCGGTAGGTGCTTTAGCAACCCTATTAAGATAGACGAAAAATGGTGACTCTTCAGGAGTCAATTCGGCAACTCTGTCACCGAAATTAAAAATTCGTCTTCTATCAGGGGCTTGCCCTACAGTAGCATCAGAAGTAGTAGCTGTAATATCGCTGGACTTTAACGATCCAGTATTATATGATATTGCCATTTGTTATACCTCTTAGTATGTGTTATTGTTATGGTAAAGCCGCTCCACTACCAGAACCTATAATGCTTTCAAATACTTTATCTGCATCAGTCTTTGGAGACTGAGGAGCTTGTCCTTGAAGTACACCAGCAGTTCTGGGTGCTTGTTTAGCCGCATTTACCGCTTCCATTGTATCGTTGTTCGCAACAGAAGTACCGTTCTGCATCTGCCAGAGCTTTACTAAGTTATTTAAACCTACTTGCTCCTTTGGTTGGGTAGTGAACTGCAAGAAGTCTTGGATGTCATTATCTGACAACTTATATGTTCCTCGTAATTCATTTACCGTATTTTGCATTTGCATCTCAGCCTGCATCTGTTGCTGTTGCTGGGCTAACCTTTCAGATAGCAACTGATCAACTTTGCTATTAATCTTTTGATTAACATACTTACCTGATTCAGAGTTATCATTTGTAAAGGCATCCCAAGGATTGAAGTCATCAACAGCGGGAGCTACTTCTTGAGTGCTCTGGTTTTGACCTTGTGGGTTAGCTATACCGTCTTCAAGAGTTTTTACAAGATCAGGTCTTTGCTCTAGTAGATTAAGTAGTTGAGCACCTTGTTGCAACTTTGCATTTTCGGCTTGAGCACGATCATACATAGATTGAAACTTCTTTGCTTCTGCTTCGTAATCTATAGCAGGGGCTTGTTCTTGAAACTCCTGTTGATTTGTATCCACCTCTTCTTGGATGGACTGTTCATTGACGATATCTTCCACGAAGGCTTCATTACCGCCTTGTATTCCGCTTTCGATATTCATTTCCTGTTGTTCTAATGTAGACATATATTCTCCTTAGATGTCTCGTTAGGCTTTTGGAGTGGAACTAACTTCTCTCTGAACATCTTTCAGATTACCAGCTAATTTCTCCACCTCGAGCTTCACCTCGTTTTCTAGTTTGCTACGTTGTACCCTTCTATCAGCTTTAGATTCAGAATTGATTTCGTTAAGTCTAGATTTAAACTTTTCGACCTCAACTCTTTTTCTATCACTGACAGACTCTCTTTGGGCTGTCTGCAAGTCACCTTGCAAATTCTTTATTTGTTCTTGCATAGCCTGCATTTGCTGTTGCATTAATTGCTTTTCTTCAGTCCTACGCATAATACCTTCCTTATCAAATATCTCTGGATTCTTCTTGAGAACCTCATAACGATCCACGATACCCATTTGAAATGCCTCAAGATATACAGAAAGTTCTGCATATTTATTAGAAGGCATAGTAGAACCGGGTTCAATTCTGATATCATGTTGATCTAAAATGTGTCTATCTTTCTTCAAATCTAAGACTGCACCACTAACATCTGTATAGAAGTTAGCCATTACTTCCGTAATGTTATTATTAGGCTGTGCTAACCTAAAAATCTTTTTATAGGTGTAATGTCCTTTGGATAAATTATAAATAACCTTACCAAGTTTGTTAATACTAAATTCAATGTCTCTTAGCTTAGATTTAGGTCTTTCACTACCCAATGCGATCATTCTTTCTGTCGCTCTGACTGTCTCAGGAGCTTTATCAGCAAAGCCATGCATCATTTCTGGCAGACCAAAGATAAAATCTATATAGAACTCTGATTGTTGTATCAACCTATAGAACTCACCAGCTAATGGTTGTGGTGCTGGATAGTGTGGCTCACCTTGTGATGAATCAACTTCTATCACTGCATTTGGATTTGCCCAATCTTTTTCTAACTGATCAATATCATCTACACTACCTAATGGTACTAGAAGTTTTAGTCCCGCAGATGCTTGGGCATGTGAAAGGGCTAAAGACCAAAGCTTGTTTAATAATCTCTGCATTGGTCTAGCTCTGGATACATCGCTCTTGGGATAGGGGGTAGATGTCCAGATATTCGGTAGCGGGACTATTGGATACTCGTCAGTATTTAAAATCTGTTCATACAATACTACTTCACCTAAACTAGCACAAACTTTTACCCTAGTCTGTAGTACTTCAATCGCTGTGAATGCACCTATTTCAAATGCTTCAGCGTTTTCTGATGCAAACTTTAGGTATTCCTCTTGCGATAAGATATCCTCTTCCTGAGATTGCATATCTATAATACGATAGTATGGAACTTTTATTTTGTAAAAGCGTTCTAGTATTTGATACTTATTAACCTCAAAATAATCTTTATCCTTTACTTCCGCTGGAGTAAATACATTCATTGAGTTTCTATTTTGAGAAGATGGATAATCTTCTTCATCGTATGTAAATCCAGATATCTCTCGTATTAGTCCGGGTATCTCTTCTCCAGTCTCTGGGTCAACTCTATCATTTAATTCAGGGTAGAGGTTGACGACCTGCTCACCAGTAAGGATGGTAGAAAGGATAAGACCATCCGAGTCACTAAACCAACGATCTCTTGAGCTGGGAGATGCGTAAACCCTAAAAGGATCTAGATAGGTGAACTTGACATCACCTCTACCGAAATCTGATTCGCCATCAATATAAGCATACAAATAACCCATACCAGTAACAGCATAGTCTTGTATTGCTTGTTTCATCTGCCAGTCACCATCTGACTTTTCCCATACATATCCCATAATAGATCTCCACAAGTTAGCGACTTGTACATCAGAATCTTCTCTAGGAGTAATTGTAAATGCTGGGGGTCTAGATGTTAATACTGCTTTAAACTTTTCTATTGCTGAAGATACCCTATCCATAGGTATATCAGCTTGATTACGTTGTGCTAGTTCATCAGACTCATCATTGGTAAAGTGATTACCAAGATAGAAGTCTATATCTTTTCTAGCTTCTGTATCCCACTCAGAACGAGCATCTCGCCACTGACGATACAACTCTTCATTTTGTAAAGCTCTTGGATCTTGATCCATTAATTACCTTCTGGAAAATATGTAGGGTCTATCATTTCTTCTTTATACTTTTGCATAAAGTTTTCTTGTACTGGAGTATTTGGAAAGAAGAAAGGCTCACTTGGTGATCTTTCTATTCTCATAGCATCTCCTGATCCTTGATTTATTAAAGAATCCAACGTTGCTTTTTGCATTAAAGAGTCTAATTGAAATCTAGTAAGAGCGTTTTGAGCTTTTTTTCTAAGAAGTTTAGCATCTTCCATGTCTAATACTTCCCTTTCATCTCTAATGATTCTCATCATATCACCTTGTTCCATACCACTTGGTATTGGTGACATCACCTCACCAGAGCTTGGAGGTCTTTGATCAAAAGGTACGAAAGCATTTCCAACATTTCCTAATGCACCTGCTTCAGCTCCTGCCTGTAAGGACTGCAAGTACTGTAGCATCATAGCATCATCTTGAACTGCACCACCTTCTTGATAACCATACTTATTTTTCTTTTTAGCCATACCACCATACATCATACCCATAAGTGAATTTTCTACTTCTCCACCTTCCTGCATGTAACCCATTTTATTTCTAACAGCTTCAGGCAACTTAGCAAGTCCGGGATTATCTTTTGGTATTGGCTTTAACCCTACTGATCCACCTTTTTGTTTTCCCATTATTCTTAAAATTTCTTCAGGAGTCATCATTTCAATCATAGGTGAAGGTTCATAATTAATAACTGGTTTTAATGCACCTATAAACCCATCAGGTAAATCTTCTTTAGGTGGCATCCTGTCTTCTTGTGGATTAAAAGCTTCATCA